GTGCTGTCGGTGTTAATGTTGAGTCCCCACAATGGACTACATTTATGCAACATGTTCGAAAGTTTGGAGAGGACAGAATCATTGCTGGAGATTATAAATCTTTTGATGGCCGTATGTCGCCCAAATTTATGGCTTCAGCATTTAAAATTCTTATCAATATTGCGCGATTGAGCGGAAATTATGATTCTGAAGATCTTGAGATCATGAAGGGCATTGCAACGGAAATTTGCAATCCTCTTTATGATTTCAATGGAGTTTTGGTGCAAGTCTTTGGATCTAATCCTTCGGGACATCCTCTGACTGTTATCATTAATTCCATAGTTAACAGTTTGTATTTGCGATACTGTTACTATAAACTTCACTCGAAGAAGTGGTTTGGAGGAAAATTGCCACTTTTCCGTGAAGTTGTTGCTGCTCTCACATATGGTGATGATAATGTGATGGGAGTGAAGCATGGATTCGAATGGTTCAACCATACCGCAATTGCTGACGAGTTGGCCGAGTGTGGGATTACCTACACTATGGCTGATAAAGAAGCTAAATCAGTACCTTTTATTAAGGCTGGTGAGGCTTCGTTTTTGAAGCATTATGCTGTTTGGGATGATGAACTTAAGTTGTTTAGGGCTCCTATTGAGGAAGCTTCTATTCAAAAGATGCTTCATTGTCATCTGGAATCCGAGGCTTTGACCGATAAAGAATTTGCAGCTGAAGCTATTACCAATGCGGCAAATGCTTATTTCCAATTTGGAAAAGAGGTCTATGCAACACGTGTTGCGCAGTTGGCCGAAGTTGCTCACAAGAACGGTGTTCCTGTTCGACCAGAGGTGTTCGCTCCTTATGAAGAGCGTATTCAGAATTACAGAGAGAAGTACTCTCTGGAGTAATTCGTCTTAGCTCAAAGACTTTAAATACGTGAGCTCGCCGGAACCATTCGGCGGAATATGTTAAAAATGGTATTTGTATATTGATTACGGTGATGTTTATGAAGTTCCAAATTCTTCTTGTATATTAACGCTTGTACATATTACGCATTCCCCTCGTGGAATACCTCTATTTAGGGGAGAGATTAGCGATCTCGAAAATTTTGGCTCTGAGGCGACACATTAAGCTGTGTGTTGACCTTATGTAAAATAAAATGTAGCTTACTAGTATATTTCGTGATAATAATAATAGTTATGATATTAATTTTATGCCAGTACCCGATCTGCGACACCAGATCGAGTCTTATGAGGCTAAGTGTCAGAGGTTGGAGACGGATATCGACAATCTCAAGAGATCTCTTGCGCGTAAATACGCTCACTGCAATCGTCTTAAGGAAAAGCTTTCGCGTTTGTCGCAGGAGCTTGCCCTTTCGTCGCAAACTGCTCTTATTCCTGATGCAGTTGATAAAGTGGGGAATTTATTGCGTGCATGTTGGATCTCAGACAATTTCTCTTCTTCAGAATGTGAAGACTATCTTGTTGATTCATGTGATGGTATTGTTCCATTGTATGAAGACCAAAAGTATAAGTCTCAATCTGGTTCTGAGGCGGGGCAGACAACTGATATGGCAGACACCGTTGAGCAGCAGATTGCTTCTTATGATGATGGTGCTGCTGGCTTCAAGACAGTTGTGGAAGGTTCTTATGAAGCAACCATGAATCCTGGCTTTAATAGTGCCGCGGATATTGGTGGCTTTTTGGGTCGTCCTTCCAAAATTTTTGACTACGATTGGATCGTTGGTCAGCAAGCATATTTGCGATTTAATCCTTGGCAGTTATTTTTCGAGGACCTTAAAGTCGCAGATAAAATCCGCAATTTTAATTTGTTGCGGTGCAAACTTCATTTGAAGTTTGTTATTAACGGCGTGGCATTTCATTATGGTCGGTTAATGGTTTCTTATAATCCATTGCCTTCTCAAGATAATCTCACGGTTAACCGTTTGGGAATTACTGAAGATTTGGTTGGAGCTAGTCAAAAACCACATGTCTTTTTGAATCCCACTACAAGTGAAGGAGCTGAAATGGTTTTACCATTTTTCTTTTACAGGAACTATATGCAGATTCCAGATGCTGATTATAGATTAATGGGAGAGTGTTTTCTCAACTCTTTCCAAATCTTGCGTCAAGCTAATGGAGGTACTGATCCTGTACGAGTCACTTGTTTTGCCTGGGCTGAAGATGTTGTGCTTACAATGCCTACATCTCTTGATCAACCATCACCTGCTGCACAAGTATTATCACCTGGTAATGATCTACTTGTGTCGCAATCCGGTATGGCTGATGGTATTCAGCGCAGACAATCCAAAGCAACACGCATTGATGAGTATGGTATG